TAACCTTTAGGGCGTTTCGGCGCCCTTTCTAATTATGAAAAACTTTGTTGTTTTAGACTGTGAAGTCTACCCCAATTACTTTTTGGCCGCTTTTAAAAATATAGATAATGGAAACATTGTTACTATTGAATCAAGAGGTGCCAACAAGTCATTGAGTCCGGAATCTATTCGGAAACTTAGATCCATTATGTATAAGCGTNTTACATTTGGCTTTAACTCTATCAAATACGATATGCCTATCATTCTCTTTGCATTGAAAGGNAAGACGTGTAAAGAGATTCATCAGCTTTCAGACTATATCATTGGTGAGAATTCACCTAGTTGGATGACTATGAAAAGGTTTGATCTAATGCAACCTTCAGCAATGTCTCATTTCGATATATGCGAACCTGCACCAGGTGTAATGGTTAGTCTAAAGCTATATGGAGGTAGATTAAACTCNAAACGTTTACAAGACTTACCTATTGAACCAGGAACAATGCTAACCGAACAAGAGATGGACGAAACTCTTGACTACTGTATCAATGATCTAAATACTACTATTGATCTATATCGTAAAGTAGAGGANCGGATCAANTTGCGTTATGATATGTCCGAACAATATGGNCAAGACCTTAGATCTAAATCTGATGCACAGATCGCAGAGGTTGTTATTAAGTCCGAATTGGCTAAGAAATTCCCTAATAAGAGAATTAAAAGACCAACTATTAAAAGTTCAACTACGTTCAAATACGACATCCCTAACTATATAAAGTTTNAAGGTGAACAACTAAGAGAAGCCTTAGAAGTTATTCGTAAGCATCGTTTTGAATTAGATAAGAAAGGTTCGATTAANCTACCTAAAGAATTAAAGTCAATGAAAATTGTAATAGGTGAATCGAAATATCAATTGGGNATTGGTGGTATTCATTCCACTGAACATAAACAAGCCATAGTGCCAAAAGATAACGAAATGCTTTGTGATAGAGATGTTGCTTCATATTATCCTGCGATTATTTTAAATTTAAGGTTATACCCCAGACATCTGGGACCTTCTTTCCTATCTATTTATCAAAGTATTGTAGACGAAAGATTGGAAGCTAAGAAATCAGGCAACACTTTAGTTAACCAATCACTTAAGATTGTTATCAACGGTTCGTTTGGTAAATTAGGTAGTAAATGGTCCATCATGTATGCACCTGATCTAATGATGACCGTAACAATGACCGGTCAATTGGCTTTACTTATGTTGATCGAAAGACTAGAGATAGCAGGAATTAAGGTTATCTCTGCAAATACCGATGGCTTTGTCTCTATCTTAGATAAAAAACTATACGAAATCTATGATGACATTTGTTTTCAATGGGAGTTAGATACTGCATTTGAATTAGAAGAGACAAAATACAAAGCACTTTATTCAAGGGATGTTAATAATTATGTTGCTATCACTGATTATGGTCATAAAGGTAAGGGCATTTTTAACATCCACCAGATTACTAAAAATCCTGCGGCAGCAATTTGTGTTATCGCTGCAACAGAGAAACTTATTAACAATAAGTCTATAGAAGATACTATCTATGAATGCACAGACATCAATCAATTTCTAACTGTTAGATCAGTTACCGGTGGTGCAGTCTGGAAAGGACAATATTTAGGAAGAGTTGTTCGTTGGATTTATTCAACAGACGGTGAGAAGATAACTTATAAGAAAAATGGTAACAAAGTACCTAAGTCAGATGGGTCTAGACCTGTTATGGAGTTGGATGGTATGGTTGATGATCTCGATTATGAGAGATATTGCACAGAAGCAGAAGGCATCTTAGAAGATATAGGTTATTTGTAAAATATATTTTACAAAGAGTAAAATGTAGATATAATTAATTGTTTTTAACTACAGGAGAATAACATGGAACAATCAGAAAACTCGATGATTAGAGCTATTGCAAAAATGCATCTGAAATTCGGTATTACATCAAGACATCTTAAATGGTCAGAGGATGAANAGTTACCGGTGGTGCAGTCTGGAAAGGACAATATTTAGGAAGAGTTGTTCGTTGGATTTATTCAACAGACGGTGAGAAGATAACTTATAAGAAAAATGGTAACAAAGTACCTAAGTCAGATGGGTCTAGACCTGTTATGGAGTTGGACGGTATGGTTGATGATCTCGATTATGAGAGATATTGCACAGAAGCAGAAGGCATCTTAGAAGATATAGGTTATTTGTAAAATATATTTTACAAAGAGTAAAATGTAGATATAATTAATTGTTTTTAACTACAGGAGAATAACATGGAACAATCAGAAAACTCGATGATTAGAGCTATTGCAAAAATGCATCTGAAATTCGGTATTACATCAAGACATCTTAAATGGTCAGAGGATGAAAAAGATTTTAGACTTTTAGCAATGCAAGAAGAATTAGACGAATATATGAATGCAGTAACCAAAGAGGAAGAATTAGATGCTTTAATAGATCTGATCGTCTTTGCAATGGGTACTGCAGAACGACAAGGCTTTCTTGAAGTATTTGAAGAAGCTTT